GCAAATTTATTCAGGAAGAAATTTAAGGGGAGTCGCTTGGTTTATTGGATACTATCTTCTAGTCGGTATATGCTTAACAACACTCGATTTTCTTTTGCTTATTTTCGCCTTATTTGCTATAATATGGTGTATATTAGACGCAGTTGAAATGGCAAAGCAGTATAATAAGCGTCTTGTAACAGGACATTATAGGACAAAATGAGATATTCGAAAGAACAACAAAAAGAGCATATAAGCCAAATTAGAAGGATATTGGTTGTTAAACCAGAATCAAGCATCTTAAGCATACGAGAGGATTTGAAGAAACAGAGGAATTCGCTGAGTCTTAATAAAGATTATATTAATAAGCTGGTAAATAAAATCAGGAAAGAACGAGCTAAAAGATTAGATTATTATACTGTTAATACGGTATTAGCTAATTTTCAAGATGAAGTAGAAGAGTTGAAAAAAAGATTATGGTCTATTATAATAGACGCAGAAAGCTCCCAAAAGGATAAAATTGCCGCTATTAGAGAGTTGAGAACAAGCAGTAAGGATTTATTCGACAAGATGTTTGATGCTGGGGTTTTTAAGAGGAAGTTGGGGGAGCTTGAGGTTGGAAAAGCATTAACAGAAGAGGAACAAGATTTAATCAAAAAAGCGGTAGCTTTAGATTTTGAAGATGAAAACTCAAGCAATTCCGCAAGAGGAAATGCGGGAGGCACTACAAAAGAAGATAAATCAAAATAATGTCTTCAGAAAGCAGTTAGCAAGCGAAAGCCTAATTTGGTTTGCGAGGATATATTTTAATAAATATCTTCAATACAAAACAGCTCCTTTCCAAAAGGAGATTTACAAAAGACTTCAGGAAGGAAACAGATTTCAGGAGATTATTGCTTTTAGAGGAAGCGCCAAGACAACAATAACAATGTTGTTTTTCCCTATTTGGGCGATGGTTACGGGGAAGAAACATCATATTGTTCTAATTTCAGATACTTTTGGGCAGATTAAAGACCATATCTATAACCTCAAAACAGAGCTAGAAAATAATCAAAGGCTAAGAGAAGATTTTGGTCCTTTTGAAGTTGAGTCGGAAGCAGGGAAAAAACAGGAATGGCAAAAGACATCGATAATAATTCCTAGTTACGATACAAAAATAGTCGGAAAGTCAACAGGGCAGAAAGTAAGGGGAGGAAGGTATAAGCAATGGCGACCAGATTTGATTGTGATTGATGATATTGAAGACTTGGAAATGGTGAGGACTAAAGAGCAAAGAGATAAAACACATCGCTGGTTGACGGGGAGTGTTATTCCCGCAGGAGAAAAAGGAAAAACGGAATATGTCTTAATTGGAAACCTTTTACACTCAGATGCCATAATGAGCCGAATGAAGGAAGAGATTGAGGGAGGCATTAGGGAAGGGCAGGTTGTGGAGTTCCCCCTAGTTGATGATAAGGGAAAAATATCTTGGAAAGGGAAGTATCCGGATACGGAAGCAATAGAGGCAGAAAAAAGACAAGTTTCTGGAAATAGCCCGATAGGAATGAGGGCTTGGCAAAGGGAATATCTTCTGAAACTTGTCCCCGAAGAGGGGCAGATTATTAAGCCCGAGTGGATAAGGTATTACACAGAAGTCCCGGAGGATAGTGTCGTGCTAAAGGGAACTGGAAATGATTTGGCTATTAGCAAAAAAGCAACCGCTGATTATACGACAATGGTCAGCGCAAAGCTGGCAGTAGGAAAAGATACTCCTAGCATTTACATAATGCCCAATCCTGTTAATGAGAGGTTAAGTGGGTTTGAGACAACAGAAATGGCTCGGTCAGTTAGTTTGGCTCTAGGGAATGGAACATTAACTCCCTTTTGGGTAGAAGATGTTGCTTATCAGGCGATGCAGATAGAAGCAATGATTAAGGCAGGGCTTCCAGTAGAAGGAGTTAAAGTCAGTACAGATAAAAGGGCAAGGCTAATGACTATTGCTTCCTATGTCCAAAATGGAACGGTAAAGTTTCCGAAAAGGGGTTGTGAGGATTTAATCACGCAATTAATAGGTTTTGGAGTAGAGGCTCACGATGATTTAGTAGATGCTTTTGTAATTGTTGTTCAAAAGTTAATGAGCCAGTATTCTAGCGCCCCCACTTTAGAGTGGCTATAATTTGACTCTATTTATTAGAGTGCTATAATAACAAAAATTATAAAAGATTGGTGCTAAATATTTTTACAAGAATAGCTAACTTCTTTGAGAGAAAGTCCTATTTATCAACGGGACATTTTTTATCTCACGGGGAGTTGACACAGAAACCGACTAACGCTGACTATCTCAGTTCGTTTGAGGTTTCTTTTCTTATTCACGCTTGTGTAGAGAAAATAGCTAAGAAAGTAGCAAGTACTCAATTCAAACTCTACAAAATATCGGGTAGTTCAGGAAGAGAAAAGATAGAGGAAAAGAAAAGTCATCCTCTACTTGACTTATTGGCTCAAGTTAATCCTTACACTACTAAGTTTGGAATGCTGGATTTGACCCAGACATTTATGGAGCTTTTGGGAAATGCTTACTGGTATAAGGTGCGAGGAAAAACGAGCAGGAAGATTTTAGAGCTTTGGGCTTTAAGACCAGACTGGGTAACGATAAAAGGAGGAGACGAGGAGTTTATTGAGGGGTATGAATATCGGTTGCCTGATGGATCGGTCCAAAAGTTTGATAGAGATGATGTTATCCATTTCAAGGAAACTAATCCTAGCAGTCCTTTTTATGGTTTGCCTAGAGTTAAACCTTTAATGGATGTTGTTAAGACAGCTGTTTATGCCGAAAGGTGGAATAAAAACTTCTTTGGCAATTCCGCTGTTCCCGACACGCTTCTAATTACTAAGACAAAGATGTCCGAAGCTCAGAAAAAGGAGTTTAGGGAAAGGTGGGAGGATAGATACAGCGGTTACAAGAACGCCCATAGCTTGGGAATATTAGATGGAGAGGTAGAGCTTAAACCATTGTCAATGAGTCCCAAGGATATGGAGTTTTCTAAATTAGATAGCTCCTCTACCGAAAAAATATTATCTGCTTTTGGAGTGCCAAAATCTATGCTTGGCTTACAGGGAATGAACCGAGCAGAAGCAGAGGCTCAAATCTATACCTTTTTGTCGGAAACAATCGAGCCGAAGATGAAACAACTGGTGGGAATATTAAACGAGTTCCTTGTGCCAGAGTTTGGAGATGACCTTTATCTTGATTTTGTAGACCCCACACCGGATAACAGAAACGCAATAGTTAAAGAATATGAGTCAGCGTTGAAAAATAATTGGATGCTGATTAATGAGGTCAGGGATAAAGAGGGGTTGCCTCCGATTGAAGGAGGATGGGATTTTTACTTGCCATTAACAATGACGCCGGTTGGCGGCTCTGAAGAGAAAACGAAGTATCTAAAAGTTAAGGGGATATCGGAAAATGATTATAAAAAACATAAAAGAGAAAAAGAGCAGGAGGAATTAAGGAGCAGGGTTTTAACTGGGAAAAGAAGTCTAAAGCTGAAAATGGAGCTTCGGGCGGAATTAGTAAAATATTTTCAAGACAGAAAAAGAAAAGCTCTTTCTATTGCCCAAAAAAAGTCTTGGTGGGAGGAGCATAATGTCATCTTAAAAAGTGATGTGAAGTTGTTTTTGGTGTTTATGAGGAAGCTCTTGAGAAATCAAGAAGATAGAATTAAAGAGGCGGTTGGGTCGGAGTTTTTAGGGAAGAGTCTTACAAAGAAAGTTCCTGATTTTGTTAATTGGGATGTTGAAAACAAAATATTCTTTGAAATGTCAGTCCCTATCTTTACAGATATTACGAGCAGAAGAGGAGCAAGGGCGGCAGAACTAATCGGAACTAGGTTCGAGTTAACAGCTGGGGTAGTTGATGCTATAAACAAGAAGGCAATGACTTTTGCTGAACAGGTTAACGAAACGACTAAAAAGAAGCTGAAAAAACAATTAGGAGAAGGGATTGCTAACGGAGAGAGTGTCCCCGATCTTGCCAACAGGGTTTCCGATGTCTTTAAAACAAGAACAAAAAGTGAAGCGGAGAGGATAGCTAGAACTGAAGTTTCTTTTGCTTCCAACGAGGCGGAGTTATCGGCATATAAGCAAAGCGGGGTGATAGAAAAGAAGGAGTGGTTGGCAGAGCCGGATGCTTGCGAACTTTGTGCTAGTTTAGGTGGGGAAACAGCAAAGCTAGGAGAGAGCTTTGGCGGAGGATTTGATACGCCTCCTGCTCACCCAAACTGCAGGTGTACCATACTGCCAGTTGTGGAGTAACCTATTTAGAAATTAAAAGTAAAATATCAAAGGAACTATGATTAAGCAATTTATTGAAGCTAAGGTCAAGACGGTAGATCAAAAAGGGTCTTTTGAGGTTATTGCCTCTTCCGGTCAAATGGACAGAATGGGAGATACTATTAATCCCAATGGTTGGTATCTAAAAAATTACAAGAAAAATCCAGTTATCCTTTGGTCGCATAGTAGCGGCGGGATTGGGTCTTCTGCTATTCCTCCGGTGGGAAGGGCGGATAAGGTTTGGGTTGAAAACAATAAGGAACTAAAGATAAAAGGACATTTTGCTGATACTCCTTTTGCCCAAGAATTGAAAACTTTAGTTGAAGGAGGGTTTTTAAACGCAGTTAGTGTTGGTTTTTTACCATTAGTGGAAACAAAAGAGGGGAAGGGATATGAGATTGACGGAAAGTTTTACAGAAAAGCAACTGACGAGGAAATACAGAAGGGGATTTACAATAACGATTACGGAGAAAAGTTTGAGAGGCAGGAGCTTTTAGAG